CGCCGCGCCATCAGCGAGCGCAATGAGATAGGGCAGCATCTCTGGATGCATCACCCAGACGGCGCCACCATATGGACCAACGTCGTTCGGCCGGTTGAGGAACTTCGTCATCATATTGGCAAGGTCGCTTAACACACATGTGCTCGCGCCAGCCGCCTCGCTCAGCAGACAGTTAGCGTTGAATACGCCGAGTGGTTTGCCCGCACCGTCGCCACGCAGAAACGCCCAATCCTCGTACCAGCTCACCGCATCTGCGAACAGCTCCCGCAGTGTGGATTCGAGTGTCGGCCCAGCATCCTGCCTCAGCATGTTCGTGGCCTGTGTGTACCCCGACAGCTCGTGGTACATCAGCTTGATCGTGCGGAATGTGGGTTCCGTCTCCGTTTTCTCGCCGCCTTCCTCTGTCCAGGTCGCTACAACGCCAGCGAGTTGTGGCGGTTTGCCCGCCGTACTGCCAGTATAGTCCAGCGACGGTACGTTCCATTCGCGCCCCCGCATCGGAATAACCCTGGCGCGCGGTCTCACAACAGACCTCTCTGTTGCCAGTCGCAGAATGTCCTGCGAGTATTCGGGCGGTACTAGGTATCCCCCGCTACTGCCAACACCCTCGGCCAAGTCTTTCCGCGAGCCGTAAACGGATTTCAGTCGTTTCTCGTCACCATTCTGCACCGCAAGAAGCCAGTTTCCGAGCGATTTCACCTCGGGGTGATCTTTGTCTGTGGGGGTATCGTAAAACGCCCTCCTGAGGGCCGGCTCATTTTCGAGCAATGCCCTAAACTTGTTCATTGCCGCCTCAGCGAAGACGGCAGGGTCCAGGGTTTTTTGTTCCTGGGCCTCCGTAGAATTATTTCCCTTATCAACCATTTCTATCTCCTGTGTTCTATCTGTTACGTTTATCGATTGGGCCGCCTGTTTCGCCGTGGTCGCGTCTGCCGGTGATTTCCCATCACCCTCTGGCAGTATCGCCTTGACCGCAGGCTCGCTGGCAGCCAGTACCCGCAATTCGCTCACGCCCAACGTGCGCGGTTCCGCCGGCGTAGGCGTGAGACTAAACTCAGCGATGGGCCACGATGTGATCGTCGCCCCATCTCGTTCTACAAGATGCCCAACCGCGCCAGAGGACCAACCGAGCCGCCCCTCCTCCGCCAATTGGCGTATGGCCTCTGCGTATTCATTCGATAGCGCGATTTGCGTTTCCACCCAAACCCCGATGTCGCGCTCATCGACTGCCGCCTTGCCCAATACCTGCCGTGCGGCTTTCGCGTCCATACCATGCTGATACAGTACCGGCGGCGTTCGCGTTAGTTTGTCAAACCAGAAATCGGTTTCGGGTACGAATCGCTCACCTTCCAAATCTACGCTCCCGTAGACAACACCCCAGCCTCCGAGTGTATAGCCGTTGTCTGTAGACTTGACCGTCAGCGCCTTACCACCAGGTATTGGTATATCTTCTCGCTCATACAGGGCGCGCAATTTCGATATCGCCTCTCGTTTGTTAGGCCCCTCGTAACGATTGCCCCTGTAGCCGCCATGCAGCGCAGCCCACGCCGCACCCATCAGGCGGTGATCGAGTTTGCCGCTCGCATCGCGCACGCGCAGATGCCACGTACTGGGCGACTTTGGGTCCTCTGCGACCAGATAATGCGAGGCCGGGTGGTCACCATCTGATTCGCGTTTCGTGACGGCCTTGCTCTGCGCCTCTGGCTCGCTGGCGTACAGCGCCGCTACCTGTCGCTCCGCCTTCTCTTTGCTGTCGTGGCAGCCCAATGTCTCGCCAACGGCATTGCCATTCTCGTCGATCCTATACACACACCATTCGTCATTTTTCTCGAACGCCTTCCAGGGCATCGCTATCACTCCTATACACAAACAGCCCCGCTCAATCAGCAGGACTTGTGTACTGCCAATCGGTCGGGGCTGGGCGGCATTATGCCGCACGGCCTATATCATTTTCGATATGCCTATTTCACGCCATACCTCTTTTCGATGTAGCGCACGATCATGAGCAGCGCCTTGCGCAGCAAAATCAAGAACTCGTGAATCTCTTGGGACTCAGCCGTCATGCTTCACAAACTCCACGCACCAAACCGTCATGTTGTCGTTTCTCACCTCAATGCCGCCCACCAAATCGCATCCGTCTAGCCAGCTGCACACCTGCTCGCGGCTCAATAGTCTGTGCGCGTTGAACAGCGTCACCGGCTCGTCGACCACTGGCATGCTGAGGAGCAGATGGCCGCCAGGCTGTAGCATGCGCTGTAACTCGCGGCACGCCCGCGCGCTGCCCTGCGGGTCAAGCGCGTCGCCGTAGCGCCCCAATCCGATATGCTCGATAACGCTGAGACAACTCGCCATGGGCACGCTATCGTCCTCATATGGCAATGCGGTTATGTCGCCCCGCTGACAGGTCAAATTTGGCAACGATACGGGCAATGAGCGCAGGTCCACAGACGTGACCGGTACAAACAGCGACAGGATCCCCAGCAGCAACGGGCTGCCCCCTATGTCCAGTAGCCATTCAGGGCGCGCCCGCAGCACCCGTTCCGCCGCCCATACGTCTTGGTAGAAATAGTACGGATCCACCGGCGTCGTCTCGGTGCGCTCGTCCATGATACGCGCTGGCACTACTAGCTCCGTAGCGCTGGTTCTGTATTCCTGGTAATCATGCCAGTACCAGGCGTCCCGCTGATTGCCCGCTGCCAAGTTGCCATCTGTCATAGCAGCCCCATCTCGGCGAACGCTCTACGGAATCGCGCTCGCCAGGTGTGGTGTTCCCGCGCGTGCTTCGCGCTGGCATGGCGGATCGACTCGGCGTCCTCCGGATGGGCGAGATAGTAGTGACATTTGTCAATCAGGTCTGTGGTATTCTCCCATGTGTCGATGTGCCCGGGCGTAAATCCCTTGCATCCGATACGGTAATGCTCCAATAATTCTGGGTTATACTGCGCCAGATAGAATGCCCCAGCCATCGGCGCCTCAAAGTCCCTGCCCTTCAGCGATATGGTACCGTCTGCTGCCTCGCCTATGCCAAGCGTGATTGTGGCGCGGTTCATCAGCGAGACCATTTTCTCTACAGTCACCGGTCCGCGCTCCCAGCCTTGGCCATAGACCTGCACGTTGATTCCCGCCTGCTCCAGATGCCAGATGATCGACTCGCGACGCCCGTATTTCTTGCCCACGAACAGCACGTCGATATCGCGCTCGCGCTCCTCCGGCTTGAATACGTCGGGATTCGCCCCAGCGGGCAGATATATCGCCTTCGCCCCGTGCTCCTCGTACCAGGCCACAGCCGTCGGGTCGCTCGTCCAGCACAGATCAAACGCACTCGCTATATCCACCATGCCCGCGAAACCGGTCGGCTCTAACGCGCTATATCTGTGCGTCTTGTCGTCCAGGGTCATGTTGAGCGTCGGAATGCCCATGAGCCGCAACGCCTCGATATAGCCCCGATGCACCAGCCGCCCGCACAGGTAGCCATAGAATACGTCAAGCGGCTTCTCTTTGTGTGCGGCGTCCACGCGCTGCAACATCTCGCGATTCATTGCCGACTTGAGCCCATAGTGCCAACCTGCGTCATACTGGTCATACGGCGGGTGCCAATCGTAGCGCACCACGTCGCCGAATGTTTGCAACGCTGGCGTGAGATTGTGCTCCTCCCAGTTGAAGTGTCCCATTCAGGGGAAGCCATCTCCCGCTCGGTTGCGTGACACCACATGCGCCCTACACCCAATGCCCCGAGTCCGCCTTGGAGCACCATGGCGTGTTCGGTGTTCTTCGCTAGCCTCGGACGACGGTGCACTTTCAGAAGAAATCGCCCCTCGCGCATTGCCTCGCGCGATATTTTGTTCTCCTCTCGCAAGCCCTGCTCACTCAGAACCATCTGTCTCCCTCACTAGTTCTCCCGTGATATAATCCCGCCGCCACCCCGAATCTATGAGCTCCCTATCAGACACCAGTTTGCGCACGAATGTCTGCTCTCCCTCCAGACGAGAGACCTGTGTTCTCAGTGATTCCAGTTCGTCTATGCGTCTCGATAGTCGCGCGAGCGGCAATTCCCATGGCTGTTGGCGTCTCTGACATGTCTGACGTAGCTGGCTCCTCTTCCACCCCCACCATTCTTGCAGCAACGCCCATATCTCAGATAGTAGCTCCTTAACGGTCACGTCCCCTCCTCCTCACTTGCTCAGCAATCCACGGATAGGTCATGCTGATTCCCTCCTCTAGACTCACGCGCGAACGCCAGCCGGTGGACTCGATGCGCTCATTCGAGAAATTGCGGCTCTGCACGCCCACTGGTCCCTCGATGTGGTTGATGCGCACACATTTGCCAGCCACACGCGCTACCGTCGCCACGAGTTCGTCCACGCTGACGTACTCAGGCGAGCCGATGTTCACAGGTCCCTGTAGGTCGCTCTCCATAAGATGGCGTATGCCGTCCACGAGATCGCTCACGTAGGTGTACGAACGCACCGCCGTACCGTCGCCCCAGACCTCGATTTCGCCACCGTCCTCCGTCTCTGCCACTTTGCGGCACATTGCGGCGGGAGCCTTTTCGCGGCCACCCGTCCACGCGCCGTAGGGCCCGTAGGTATTTTGGAACCGCGCTATGCGCACGTCTATGCCGTATCGCCGTCCGTAGGCCATCGCCATACGTTCAGCGTACAATTTCTCCCAGCCGTACTCATTGTGCGGCATGGCCGGATATGCGTCATCCTCATCGAGCGGTGGCTCCCCAATCGCCATATCGCGGTATACGCACACGGAAGACGAGAAGAAATACTTTGGCACCCTCATGCGTTCAGCCGCATAGAGCACATTACTATTGATGAGAGCGTTGTCCCGCATAATCTCACATTCGGCGGTTGAGATATAGCCCATTCCACCCATATCTGCCGCGAGCTGATAAACCTCATCAAACTCGCCGTCGACCGCGCAGAGCGCATCCATATAACGTCGCAGATCGACTAGACCAAACTCATCGGCTGTTGTTGGTCGGAACTCGTGCTGTTTGCGATCCACGCCGCGCACCCAGTAGCCCTCAGATTTCAGCCGCTCCACGAGATGCCCGCCGATGAACCCGCCCGCGCCGCACACCAAAGCGCGCTTCATATGCCCACATCCGCTAGCATCTGCTGAGCGCGATGGATATAGGTATGTTCGGCCAACACCGCCGCGCGACCCGCTGCGCCGATCATTCGAGCCATGCGGGGACCGTTGATGAGCGCTGCTGCTGTAAACGTCAGATCGTCTAGATCCTCGTAATACATCAGATGTACGTATGGCTCGAACATATCCAGTATACCATTCTCGTGCGTATAGTCCGTCATCAATGGCCGCCCGCTGCACATAGCCTCGAACACCCGCATGTTCAGGTCGCCGTGCGCCGAGCGGTTGAACACGACCCGCGCGTTGGCATAGACGTTCGCCATATCCTCGAAATAGACGCCGCTCACAAACTGACATTTATACCGCCCCGCCAGCATCCGCAGTGCTTCGCGTCGCGGCTCGTAGAGCGCCACCTCGGGATAGACATTGCCAACAAATGCCACGTCGTATTCCAGCTCGTCTGGCATGACCGTCGGTGTGTGCACCTCTGGATCACACGCCACCGGCAGCCAGTGAGTCCCCGGCCCGAACGCATCCCCGAATTGCTTGTGCGCGTAAAATACATGATCGAAATACGGCGCGCGCTCTAGGTGTTCCTGCAACCGTGAATGCGAGTCGATGAAATAGGCTACACTCGGAATCGTGTGCTGTGGCACATCATTCGGGAACCATCCAGCCCCGGCCTCGATATACACATATAAGTCAGGCCGCCATCCATCTGCTAGTGGCGCCGCCATATGCGGCCCCGTCAGTCGGTAGCGCTGGTCCTCGCGATAGCCCGAAAGGTCTCGCGATGGCCCCCAAGTGCGCACGTCATGGCCCAGCGCGCGAAATGCTTTGGCGTAGTAGCAGGCGGTCGTGGGCGGGCTGTAGAGAAACGCCATGAGGATGTTCATACGGCGCTCTCCTCCGCTGGTCGCATCAGCACCTCGATCATCACGCCGTCCATGGTGCGTCGCACGATATGCCACGGTTTGATGCCATAAGCGCGCCCATATTCCTGCCAGCGATTGTGCGCGATATCGAAATAGTCAAACGTCTCGGGTACGAAATATCGCACATGTGTCGGGTCCTGAAACGCCGCCGCCGTCGTGGCCGAGGGCACACGGACGTGCATTCGACCAGCGGGCATGAGCGCATCATGGCAATGATTCACGAGCGGTATTACGTTGTTAATGTGCTCTAGGATATTGTCTGCGACGATCACGTCCTGCGGCCCTATTTCGCCTGGCAGCCACGATTCTAGGTCGTGCTCAATGATATCCTCGCCACCTACGCGGTCCACGCCCGTCAGGCCGGGTCGTTTGCGCGCGCCACAGCCCAGATCGAGGCCACGGAGGACGTATGCGCCCCGCATGATTCGCTCAGCACAATCCGCGAACGTCGGCACGCGCCTGCCCGCTACGGCTAGAATGTCGTAGTGGCGCGGATTGTGCATCTCCCAACGGGCCATGTCCTCATGCACGTCGTTGAGGACCGTCTCGCTAGCTGCGTAGAGCTCGTTTAGTTTGTCATGCGGATAGTACAGCCCCTGCCATACACCCTCAGGCAGCCAGTCCCAGCCCTCGCCCCATACTTCTAGACCGTCGTAGTTACCCTCTAGTGCGTCGATGCAGGGCCTCGATAGTTTGCCCGGATGCCCCGCGCCCCGCACGTTGCCGACGAAAACCCGCTTATGCGTTTTCGGCACGTCCATCGGTACGAAATCACTCGCGCCTGGCAGCCATTGTGCGTCGATGCCCTGCTCTCGCAGATGTGCCGTGAGTTTCTGTGACTCGGCGAACACCGCGTCGTACTGATTGCACTCGTCCACGGTCACCGCGTCTGGGTGGCCAATGATCCACAACACGTTGTAGGTCCACTCGGGCAGCCGCTCGATGCTCACGCCATGGCAATTGATAACCGTCTGAGCCTGCGTGACGTCTATGACAATCTCGTGGCCTGCGTCTTTGAACGCTATTCCCAGGCTCTCCTTGAACCAATGATCACCCCAGCGTAGCCGCCGTTCCTCATCCTGCTCTGCGTCGCTCGCCGCGACGATGTAAACGCGCACTCCTCTCCTCCTACCATTTGCTCATTGCCTGACTGAATATGCGCTCCACCGCTCCGCTTTGTTCTACCTCCTCTATCGCCTCCTCATCTGTTTTCCACCCCGTAGCCGCATGCATTGGCTGCTGCGCCTCCGCACTCTGCACCCATGGCGCATAACTCACCCGTGTCCCCACTATAGCACGATCGTCACCCTCCAGTCGAGTAGTCCACGAGGGACCCAACCGCTCGCTGAATGAATCGGTCTGCCGCACGTAGGGCCCCATGCCGCCTCGTTTGGCGAAATAGGCGCGACGTTGGCTCTCGCTCGCCCAGCGAATCGGGTAGACGACTGGCCCCGGATATTCGGCGATTCGCCCTTTAATTTCCTCAGCTACGCCGAGCAAGATCGTCCGAATAACCGGCCGCGCGCCACGCCCTAATTTACGCTGTAGTTTGTCGAGTCCCTTAATCTCGATCGTCGCGTTCATGTGCTCCTCAGCGTCGTCCAGCATCGGCAATTTACGTGACGTGGTGGTGGCCCATCAGTGCCAGGCGATTTCTCCGGCCATAGACTCTCTGGCTGACCATCTAATGGCCCGCAAAGATCACAGACCCTATCATCCATTGATGTGTGCCACACCTGCTCCATCTGCACCCCGCCCGCCGCCAATTGTTGCTGTACGATATGCTGTCCCTCTGCAAACGCGCGCGTCACCTCTGTAGTCGCAATTCGTTCCGCTCTCACCGCCCCGAATGCGGGCTCCAGTTCGCCTCGCAAATCGCCTACGGTCATGCCCGGCGTCTCTATGAATCGTGGTATCACGCGCTGTAGTAGGTCGCGCGTATGGCGAGTCAGATCCTCAATCAATTCGCCTGCGTGAATCCGTGCCCACTCTACAGCATCGACCGCGATTACCGCCTCATCCCATAGGATCGGCACCGTCGCCGATGTTGTAGTGATTGATTCCTGTGCCATGCGCTCTAGTTGTGGTCGCAGATCAGCGATCATGCGCCCCTGCGCGCTCGCCCAGAACGCGGCATCCAGTTTGCTCAGATCCGGCGGGTCGCCCAATAGTCGCATCACCTCGTCCAATTGCTCACCCAACCGCGCACGCAGTAATTTGTATAGCCGTCGCTCTGCACGGTCCTTGGCGTCACCGTGCGGGTCCCGTGTGCCATCAATCCCTTCACGGGTAGCCCGCAAACTCGTCCCGAAAGGGGCGCGTGAACGCGCCCTTCACCTCCTCCTCGGAAATTGCGGCGGACAGGCGTTCATGTATCACTGCTTTGTCCGCCGGGGGTATAATACATGTCTCAAACTTTACATCAGCAGGTTTGCCCTCCTTGAGCGCACGCGACGCTTTTCGCTGCCATCGGCGTAGCTCCTCGCGCTGTTCGCGCAGCTGGTCCTCTGGCCTCTGCACAGTTGGCGCTCGTGCAGTCGTGCCATCACCAAGGCGCTTTTGCAGATCGTTATAGCTCATATCGCCCGGTAATTCCATGCCCAGCATCTGCATTGCCAGATCGAGCGGCACACCGGCATTGACTAGATAGGCGAGAGATTGCGCGCGCTCGGCCTCATCCTCCTGGAATATATCCATACTGTGATAGTCTAGATCGAGGCGGAGACCCAGTGGCTCGAATAGTTGCTCCTGCCACGCCGCCTGTATTTTGATCGCCTCCGGCACGATCGTTTCAGTGTAAAACGATTGACGATGTTCTGCGGCAGTCGCATAATTGGCCGCGTCCTCCAGCATCGTCTGAGGTACACCAGCAGCAACGGCAATCTGCTGGCGCACTATGGCCATCAGCTCGGGCATCGCCAGATCTTTCGTGGGGTAGCCCACCACGATGGGCGTGACCGTAGCTCTGACGGCGACGGTTTCAAACGCACGTTTCACGCCGCTTATCAGGCGCCGCCACCACTCCTGGAGTCGGTCGAGCTCCTTGTCTGCTGGATTGCCCTCGACGGATAGCACTGTGGCGGGCATAGCCCCGCGCTCGAAGAATTCGCTGGCGAATTGATTGACGTAGTTGCTCTGATTCGCCTCTGTGAGCACCGCCGATACCCAGCCCTGTCCTGGCCCCACCTCGTGCAATAGGTTGGGCTCCCATGAGTATAATATCTCGTCGAGTTCTAGTTTTACGGCCTCGGCGACACCGGGCACGTGTCGCTCGAAATGAGTGAGGCCGCGCTCCTGGTTGTACTTCGGCTTAATCGTGTTCGGTGCCAGCCAACGATATCCCAGCTCTTTAACGAGATTCTGCTCGCGCAACCAATATGCCGCACCGTACAATTGCAGTGCCGCTTCGGTCATCCACAGCATATGCGGGAGCAGGTCCGCGAATTCCCAGTCCTCGACTACGTTCTCACCGCGATATATCACCACCGGTATAGTCGCCAGCGCATTGCACCGCAATTCGATGCATCGCCGCACCCAGGCCACCGCACTATATGAACCGTGCTCGTCGAGTTTGTCGCTATCGAGGCCGCCGAACATGATGTTCCAATCGAGGCTGGACATCGCGATCGCACCCGATTTCACTACTGGACGCACGTTATAGATAAAATCTTTTGGCATCTACTATCCCCACAATAACAGCGGTCCGCTATCGCCAATCGCCTGCCACGCTAGTGCGAGCGACATCACGCAATCGTCGTGCATCCCCTGAGGCGCATTATACCGTATGCGACCAGAGGGCAATCGTTCCATCTCGTACGCCTGCAATTCGCCCACTAGCGTCGGGTCATTCAGTATCGTTATATCGCCTCGCTCAAACGCTAATGCCAGCGACTCGATCATCTCTAGTTTGCTCGCCTGCGTCGTCGTGAATCCGCGCACCGGCAGGCCATCGCGCTGTAATTGCTCGATGATCGGCTCGCCCATCGCATTCGTCTCGGCAACGATGGCGTCGGGCCGGTACCGCTGCGCGAGGGCCATGAGCCTCTGTCGCTGCACTACATAGTCAATCTGGTTGAACCGATCGAGCGTCACCATGGCGTGGCTCTCGGCGTCCATGACCGAGATGACTGTGAAATCGTTGTGTTTCCCCCAGTCCACGCCCATGACGTAAGAGCGCCCGTCCTGCGGCCCTTGCTCCTGCGCTGTCGCTGCCGCCATCACGCCCCGGAATACGCCGCCAGCATCATCCAGAAATTGCGCCTCGTACTCTTGTGAGAATATACGCTCGGGCAGGTCATGTTTGGCATCCGCTATCTCACTCGCGGCAATGTACGGATTCTCAGACGTCGGCCTCTGCCATGAGGCCCAATCTGTCTCGTGCTCATCCTGGCCACGCTGGTAGAGCCGCCAGAACCAGTTGCGGCCTTTCGGCGTCGAGATGAACATAGCGCCGCCCTGCCGGTCACTCAGTGCCGGGCGCAATGCTTCAGCCCAGGCCTCCTCGTGCATGAACGCGCATTCGTCGAGCACGCAGAAATCCAATCCCTCGCCTCGCAACGATTGAGGATCATCTGCACTGCGCACTTGGACTGTGCCACCACTGGGGAGGGCCACTAACATTTTCACCTTATGCACCTGCGTGAGCGGTATCTGTGCGGCCAATTGCCGGATTCCCCGCCAACCGACGGCTGCCATTTTGTAGGACGGAGCGACCCACCAGGCGCGCCCCCCTCGCGCAGCCACAGCAATACAGAGCGCGGAACCGAGCAATGTCTTTCCAAACCGTCTCCCTGCCGCCACGACACGAAATCGCGCTTCGCTATCACGTATTTCCGCCTGTGCCGCGTGCAATGCCGGTAGG